GCTCAGCTATCGAGAGCCATGGTATCCGATTTGCATTGGATATCATGCCTCAGTTCAGGAAACACTTTGATAAGTGTCTTTCCGAACGGCGCCTAGTTCCTTCTCACCTCCTCCACTTTGGAGTAGGCTTGAAGGGAGGGGCAATCCCACGTCTGTTACGGGGTTTAACCCTACGCGTTTTCGATAGTTCAGGCTTGCTTAAAGATCAGCCTGATATAGATGCTATCCGTTGGATTCGACAACTCCTTGGAGTTGTTCGAAAACTCGAGATGGTATCTAGTGTCAAGGATCGCGGTAACGCGATCTTAGACTTTTATCATGCTGATGGTGAGGTAGAGATTGGGGATCTCCCATGGGAGAACCCTGAGGCTTTTGCCATGGAGGTGGAACAAAATGCAACATCCTTTACTGGCATGTTACATAATGGCCCGGTCCATGGTACTGATCTTGGAAAAGATCAGGTCTCACCCTCCACCGGTGATTTATTTGGGCTACTTCGCGATGTTCAGCGTGTTGCTGACATTGTTAGCAGTAGTCTTGGGGTATTTACCCCGCACCGTTGGAAGTTTAAGCATGGACCCGGCGCTGTTGCAGACAAAGTTCCAAGATCGAGTACTTCCAAGTACTCCTTCCGGAACTGGTCTGACAGGCTCGAGTCCTTCTTCCCGTACGCGGACTTCGCAGTAGCGAATTACGCGTGCGTTGAGGAGGAGTCGGTAGAGGAGCTCTTATCACGTGGCTTCTTCGAGGAGCCACCTGCTAAGTTGTACGCCGTACCGAAGACGCTGAAGACCCCGAGGCTTATCGCCTCGGAGCCCACAGCTCATCAGTGGTGTCAACAAGCAGTTAGAGAATTCCTCTATTCTAGAGTTAGACGGTCGTTTATGGATCAGTTCATCTCCTTTGATGATCAGACCATAAATGGACAGCTTGCTCTAGAGGCCTCCCATGGTCAAACTCACTCAACAATTGACTTGAAGAGTGCGTCTGACTACATTTCCTGTAGGCACGTTGAACGCCTCTTTAGGCGTTCACCTACATTGCTTCATGCTCTCCATGCTTGTAGAAGCACGGAACTGAAGCAGGATCTGTGTGTTAAGTCTCCGAAAACATATCGTATTCGGAAATTTACCACCATGGGCAATGCATGCACCTTCCCGGTACAGTCTATATTCTTCGCTGTCTTAGCGATTGCTTCCGTACTTAACACACGGAAGCAACGTGTAAGCATGAAGAATATACGCTTACTAGGTCGGCGCACGGTCCGAGTCTTCGGGGACGATGTGATTGTCCCTGCGGACTGTACTGAGG